AATTTTGATATAAACTATTTTACAGTTTATATAAAAATTAGAACGAACCATAAGTGAGATAGCAATTTTTATATAAACTATTTTACAGTTTATATAAAAATTAGAACGAACCATAAGTAAGATAGCAATTCTTTTATAAGGTAAAAATATTGGTAAATTATTAATTTTTTATATATAAATTAATAAATTATTCTTCAGAATCAACAAACGGATTTTCGGGTTTTTGAGAAGGTGTCTTTACAACCATTTCAACTTTGGGTTTTTTCTTGGAATCCACCATGTTTTTAAATTCCTGTGCGAGGACCTTGTTTGTTCTATATAATTTGATCTTCTCCCAAGTCTCTTTTAATTTAGGTATTGATTCCACGAACCATTTATCTTCTCGCATAATAGTTGTATTATGTGATGTAGCAATTTTAAAAAATAACGGTTTATCAAATTTATAATCTTTCGATAGTTTATTACTCTTAAATTTACCTCTCTCCTCCTCAATCCAATCTAAGATTTGGGTTTTACTCATATCTAATGATGGCGGGTATATATATTTACTATACCATTCACGTCTTTCATATGCCACTTTCTGTGTAAATTTTATTGGCAATAATTGAATAACAGCATTACGACCAAAGTTTATATTAACATCTTTCTTTACATTTTGATCTTCAGTATGATCAATCATATGATTATCATCTATAAAATCATCTTGACTATCATATTCTTTAATACTTAATTGAATAAAATCACATCGCTGTAAATTACAGCATTGTAATTGGAGTTGAACTTGAACCCAATAATAATATGGACATATTCCATTAATAATGTCTCCACTAGTTTCAATTTTACGAGTCATTGGACACTTAATTTCAACCATGGTACCCAATAATGGTGAACCTCTCTTGCCATCTAATGTCTCCGAACTACAAATACCGTCAGGACTCGCACCAATAAAATCAATTTCTGGATGTCTTAGAAGACCAAATTCACCAATCTTTACATTATAGATATGTTGATATAACATTGTAGCAATAAATTCGTATTTTTTACCATGATGTACAAATTTATTCTCACTAAATTCTCGTCCAAATACTTTCTCATAGATAAATGTCTCTTGTGTATCATATTTACTTTCTCCCATAGCTTGGGCAGCACTTGAAGCAGTAATCATATTATTTCTCATGTCAAACCAAGCTTGGCTTTTTTGTTCTGGTTGAGGTAAATTCATTAGATAATTGTAATGTGCTTCTAATTTTAAATATGCTTCATCTAAATCTGCTAAAGATGTGTCTTCAGTTGGAATAATCTCTTCTTCAGGTACATAAATATAAACTGTTTCTAAAAGACACTTAATTTTACTTTCAATTAATTTAATATCAAGTTTAATATCATAAAATAGTTCTAAATTTAGATGACAATATGAAACCAATTCCGATAAATCATCTTTGGTAAAATAATCGGTATCTAAATTTTCTTCACTATATATTTCTATTATAGTCCTTATCTCGTCTATGTAGTCCATGTTGTTTATATATAAATATCTTTATATAGAAGCAAGTTATAAATCAATTTTTAATTTTAAAGATTGTTAACTAATATATTGGCGACCGCTTAATGGTAACCATTGATAGTCACCATAGATAGTAACCATAGATTGCGATCGCTTGATAGTTACCGCTTGATGGTACTATGAATGGTAACCGTTGATGGAAATCGCATAATAGCAACTGTGGATAGTAATCATTAGATGGTGTAAACAGTGTATGAATTTAGAGTTTATAAGTTTAAGAGCTCTCATACCCCTTACAACTCACAATCACACCACTCTTCTCATCATACTCGATCATCTTCGCAGTTAATTTCTTTTCATACAAAGCTTTTTTCAAATCTTTCTCATCTAATTTATTCTTTCTAGCATATTCAATAATCTTCATTTCTCTATGAAAGTATGGTAGTTTAGCCCATGGTTTTTTAAACATATTCTCAACTAAGTTATCCATTACTGTCTTCTTAATTTCTTTCTTGTATGGTTTCTTTATATTTTCATCAATCAAATCAACTACTAATTTTGGATGATCTTTTTTGATTAAATTAATTCTAGTATCAATCATATTATTTATTACACCATTTATATAATTCATCCTGTTTTAATATATTATAATATATTAATATAGGTTTATATAGTATATAAATCAATTTTATCACACTTCCGCATGATGATCGTTACTCTCATCCCGACAAACGGGACACTTGTAATTACAATCAGTTAACCACTTATCAATACAAGCAGTATGAAAACCGTGTTCACACTTTAGTAATCGCAGTTTATCATCCTTTTCATATTCATCCAAACAAATCAAACATTGTGTATATTTAGATGGTTCAAGCTCGGAATGTGGGAAAACTTTTAGCTCCTCAAGTTGCTTCTTATTTATAACATTCTTTACATCAACCATTGGTCCTAAAGGAGGGATACCATCATGCGGGTTATTAATATATATATTTATTAAATTCAAGAAGAAATTATTTGCAGCACCATATGATGGCATCACTCCAGATATAATATTTGACGGTATACCTATTTAAGCATCTTCCACAGCATCTTCAGCAGCATCTTCATCAGCATCTTCATCAGCATCTTCATCATCATTTGCTAATTCAGCATTTACCGCCGCATTAATGGCTGAATCGATAGCACTAGATTCAGGACTAGCAACGGACGCAGAACCAGGTGCAGCTGAGCTAGGTGCTGCTGAGCTAGGTACAGCAGAGCTAGGTGCTGCTGAGCTAGGTGGTGTACCAGTCGTTATATTTGTAACTGAAACGCCATGATTCATATTAACATAATTTAATATACTAGCAATTAAATCATCGTTTGAGTGACCATAAATGATCCGACTAGGTGGAGTATTTAACATTGTTTCAAGAAGTTCATCATTTGTTTGTGTACCAACACGAACCAGGGCAGGATTCAACAAATTTAATTCATTTTCTACAATTATACCAATTTGTGTATAAGAATAATTATACACCATTTTAATGTAATCTAGACGGATCTGATCTCTAAAAAAGGTTTGTAGAGATGATCTTATTTTTTCGTCAGAATAATCGTTACTCTTTAGAAATTCAACGAGATTTTTTATTATTAATTTAAATTTTGTTTGGATATTTAGATTTTCAACAGAGTGTTCTAATGAAATGTAAATATCTTCAATAAAATTTTGTACATATTGCGAGTGCGTGTAATCTAATGTAGTCATTGTTATATAGTATAGGTTGGAAATTTAATAATATTAATTTTCAATTTTTTATATATATTATTAAGAAAGTATGGATAGATTAAAAAAATATTTTGATAGGAGAATAATTGAATATTCATTATTATTTTTTGTTATTTACATTGTTTTATACATTTTAAGGGTAGATTTACATTTAATTATAACTGCTATCATATTTATAGGTTATTTTTATTATTCATTTAATAATCGTGAAAATGATAAAAAGATTATTTTAACTCAAAAAAAACAAGAACCATTTGAAAATAAATTGCAATCTACATTAAATAATTATGATGATATAGTAAATTTCTTATACTATATTAATGATTTTAAATTATATAATGACCAAGTTTATAATGATCTTTTAATTAATTTAAATGACTTTTTAACCCTTTATGAAGATTATCAAATTGTTGACATTCATAAGAGAAAATTAATGTCAGATGTAATACTCGATACTAAATATAAAGTATTAGACGGATTATCATCATTCATATATAGTTTTAATAATAGTCCAATTTTAAGAAATAAATTAAATGATTCAGTTAATTTATTAAATAATATTTTAAATAATTACATTCAAAAATTAAATATTGATATACCTTCTGTAGAACCTGCTAATAATTATTTATAAAAACTCTTCGGTCACCACTACCCCCAAATCCAAGTCCTAAATTAGGAATTCTTAAAAAGTTATTAAATATATATAAACTTACTGATACCATAAAAAATCCAGTTCCTAAATATAAAATTCGATTTTCTTTTAGTAACATTCGAACTATCGTTGAAACTGATATTTGGTTACTATTATATAAGACAGTTAAATCACCTAATGTATCCATCATCGCCTTGATTGATAATGTTACCAATTTCTGTATATTCAAATTATAAATACTATTCGGTATCTCTATTTTTGGCATATCCTCTTCATCTTCCTTAACATTTGAAACTAAATTACCAATCGGTTCTGGTTTAGATATTTCAGGCTTATATGCCGGCACTGATGTAGGAAAAGGAACATCCGGTTCTGGTTCAGATGGTGGTGTTGGTATGGGTGGTACAAATTTAGAGTATGATGATGATGGTGGAATAATTAATGAAGGTGGTACCTTAGGTATCATATTATTATTAGGAAGAGCGGGTTGACTAAATTTTTCTGATTTTACTTTCTTTACCTGAGTCACTTTTGGTGTTTGTTTAATAACTGGTACATTTAATTTTGATTTAGGCAGTGTTTTTGATATTACATTTTTTTTTGACTGTTTTGCTAATTGAGTTTGAGGTTTTTTTGGTGTTGATTTAGATCTAGGGGGTGATTTAGATCTAGGTGTTGATTTAGATCTAGGTGTTGATTTAGATCTAGGTGTTGATTTAGATCTAGGTGTTGATTTAGGGGTTGATTTAGGTGTTAATTTAGGGGTTGATTTAGGGGTTGATTTAGGGGTTGATTTTGGGTTTGATTTTGGGTTTGATTTTGGGTTTGATTTTGGGTTTGATTTTGGTATTGATTTAGAATTTTTTGTGGATTGTTTTGGATTAATTTGTGTTTTAAGATTTGTTTGAACTTTTTTTGCTATTACTTTAGATGTATTTGGGGTAAAATGTTCTGTCATATTTTTATATACTTCATTTACTATACTATCACTTGAAATATTATATTGACTACTCATAATAATTAATTATAAAAAAAAAAATGCTTTTCCATTTTGTTTCAAATAAAAATTGATTTCTAAATAATATAAATATACAAATATATATATATATATTATAATTCAATCTAAATGTTATATACTGTTTGCCCTACATGCGGTCATCTACTTGCCGATATTGAAGTTGAATTTACGATAAAATATGATAAGATTACTAATTCAAATGATGATGAAGAAAAAAAAGATAAAGATATTCAAAAATTATTTGATGATTTCAAGGTTAAGAAATATTGTTGTAAAATGCGATTAATTTCATACTTTGATCACATCACAGAGATTAGATAATTATTTTTTTGGATTATTATCATATACAATTTCAATAGCAGTTTTATCATCATTTTTTTCAGGTGTATCTAATTCTTGATTAACAACATTTGTATTGGGTGTTTTAACATCTATTTTTTTATTATTATCTATCTTTCTTTCATTAACGTTTCCTTCATTTAGGTTTCTTTCATATAAATTTCTAGATGAATTTTTATGTGGATTCTCTACAGTTGAATTTCTGGATGAGATAGAAGCTACATCACTAATAAGAGTTTCACTATTGATTATAACAGATATCATTGATTTTAATTGAGTATTATATTTATTCCATATCTTACCTGGAATATTAGGAGAATCTTGTTGTAATAGTTCCATTTGATTCATAATATTATCAATAATCTTTGAACTAATTTCATCATTATTAGTTAGTTTTTCATACATTAATATTTTTTCAATTGTATTTATAATTTTACTATATCCATTTGATTGTTTTGTATGAATATTTGCTAATTTACTCAAATCAAAATAATTTTGTAATGCTGCCAAGATTGTAGCTAGAAAACATGCCGAACCATTTACTAATGCTAAAGTCTGATTTTGAGCATTATAATTTGTAAATATTGTAGTTGTATTAAATATTCCCATTAATACAGCAGGTACTCCCATATATTTATTTAATCTATCATAATAATGTCCAGTTTCCTTATGACATTTATAATATATTTTACATTTAGTAAACCAGTATTTTAATATTAGTCTGGTTGAATCATTCAATTTTGTTTTATTATTATCCAATAATATATTATCACTATTATTACTTGTCATATTATATAATAGATATTTATTATATATAATTTAATATTATATATAATATAATAATTACTTTTACTAAAATAGAAGATAATTTTATTATTCTTAAAGTTATCGAAAATAATAATATCTATTCATTTTTTGTAAAAATTCCAATTAATAAATCTACATTAAATTCATTTAAGGAATTATTTAAGAATCTACAAAAAAAATTACCTTATAAGGTATCTTTTGAATCTAATTCAGGATTGTCAATAGAAATACAGGAATCAATCATTATATTTGAAAATAATAATATTGTGTTTAAAATTAATAAATCTTCAGAAATTGTTGATTTATTTGATAAAATTGTTACTAATTTAATGATATTTAATTTGGAAAATGAGTGTGCGTCACCGCGACGAATCGTGTAACTATAAATTATAAACTATGTATACTTTATAAACTGGTAACCATCTAGCGGTTACTATCTAACGGTTACTATCTAGCGATTACTATCTAGCGGTTGGCATCTAACGGTTGGCATCTAACGGTAAACAGTTAATTGGGTTGACAGTTAATTAGTTAATTGGGTTGACAGTTAATTGGGTTGACAGTTAATTGGGTTGACAGTTAATTAGTTAATTGGGTTGACAGTTAATTGGGTTAATAAAAGTTGAAATATTCTTTTTTTACACCAAAACCATTCCCTACTATATAAAATGTTAGCAGCTCGTATCGAATCTGTAAAAGATGCTGGATTATCAGCGTATCCTCATATGTATGAATCTACATTTAAATACGATGTTTTTAAAATATATGATGAATTATCGAATGGTCAGAAATATAAAGAGAGAGTATTTCAAGTAGTTGGTAGAATATTGGTTAAAAGAGAGGCATCTAAGAAATTATACTTTTACAGGGTTCTCGTTGATGGTAATGAAATCCAAGTTTGTTCTAATCTTGGTGATTATAATTCAACTGATAAAGATTTACCCGAGTTTGCTTGGAATAAAGCAACATATAATGGTGATATAATTGGTGTAAAAGGATTTGTTGGTAAAACTGATAAAGGTGAATTAACTATTTTTTCAATTAGTGGTTCAATTTTAACTCCATGCTTAGAGGTTATACCGAAGGATTATTATGGTGTTGAAGATCCTGAAATCCGTTATTCTAAGAGATATTTAGATTTAATTTTAGGTAAAGATATTCGTAGTATTTTTAAAACAAGATCAAAGATTATTAAAACTATGCGTGATATTTTTGAAGAAGAAGAATTTATGGAAGTTGAAACTCCTATTTTAGGTACTTCTTATGGTGGAGCAAATGCGAAACCATTTAAAACATATCTAAATGACGCAAAACAAGATATGTATATGAGAATTGCTCCTGAACTATATCTAAAACAACTAGTTATTGGAGGTTTCAATAAAGTCTTTGAAATAGGTAAGCAATTTCGTAACGAATCAAGAGATTTAACACATGTACCTGAATTTACTAGCATGGAATGTTATCAAACGGTTGGAGATTATAATACAATGCTATCTCTATGTGAAAAACTAATTTCTCAAATAGTTTACAGAATTTTTAGATCATATAAGGTAATATATCAAACAATAGAATTAGATTTTATGCCCCCATTTAAAAGAATTGATATCTTAAGTACTTTACGTGATAAAACTGGTTATAAATTTGAGAATTTAGAAACTGAAGAAACAAGATTAGAATTATTAGAATTATGTAAGATTAAGAATGTTAAATTTCCACCACCATATACTACACCACGAATTCTTGATAAACTAATTGGTGAATTTGTAGAAGTAGATTGTATTCAACCAACTTTTTTATTACATCATCCAATCATAATGAGTCCCTTAGCTAAACCGCATCGAGATGATCCTACCTTGTCGGAACGATTTGAAATGTTTGTTATGCAAAAGGAATTAGCCAATGCTTATACAGAATTAAATAGTCCTTTTATTCAACGTGAGAATTTTGTAAAACAATTAAAAGATAAAACTGGTGGGGATGAAGAGGCACAGATTCCAGATGATAGTTTTGTAAAGGCATTAGAGTATGGATTACCACCGACTGGTGGATTGGGGATAGGAATTGATCGATTAGTTATGTATTTAACTAATCAAACAAGTATAAGAGAGGTGGTGTTGTTTAATTATTAACTTACTTACTTAAGTTAGTTTACTGGTTTACTTAATTGAGCTGGTAAATTAAGATGGTAAATCGGTATTAAAGGATTTTATTGGTAAATTAGTGGTAAACAAGTTAAACAAGTTAAAAAGTTTATTGGTATT